AAGAACGATGGGAAAGCGGCTGGCGACCTGATCAACAACGATTAGCGCAAGTTATAAAAAATAGGAGAAAGTAAATGGCTGCAAAGAATTTAGATATATTAAGAGGGCTTGCTCAAGCAGCAGCAGATTCATATGATGGAGCTTACGATGCTGATGGCAACGCTATAGAATTTGGTTTACGCCGTGAGGATAAGGACCAGTACAAAAAGAATATGATGGATGGTTTTGGAATCCGCTTTGCGCATGATAAGGCTATTATCTCCTACCATAGTGAGATAATGCTCAAGGAAGTTCACCCACGAGCACAATTTACCAATGAAATGGAGCAGCGTATTGGCGATATCGTTAAGAGACTAAAATCACGATATAAAGAGATCACAAAAGAAGCAGTCACGCTTACCGCTGAAGGAGATGCAGATATACATGTCCAGAACTTGTCACGTCAGCGTAGCTTTGTAAAGGTGAAAAAAGTATTCAAGATCGGTGGTATTTCTGAAACCGATGCGGTAAACGCTAGAGATAATGAGTATGGCGGCAAAAGCATTGAGGACAACATTAAGAGTTTTATGGATCAGTTTAAAAACCCAAAGAAGTCTGAGAACGACTCAGCACCAGCTAATCCAGATACGCCGAGTGCATAATGTCCCTCACCAAAAGTGAGGCAATGAAAGAGATTGTACGCTGTGGCAAAGACCCAGTGTACTTTCTTACTAAATATGCTAAAATAACAGAGCCCATGAGAGGCCTAATACCTTTTGACTTATATCCATTTCAAGAGGATGTTATCGGACAATTCCAAAATAATCGCTTCAATATTATTTTGAAGGCAAGACAGTTAGGGTTATCTACATCAGTTGCAGGATACGTCTGCTGGCTCATATTGTTTCATAGAAGTAAAAATGTTTTAGTGGTGGCAACCAAATTACAAAGTGCTACCAACTTAGTGAAGAAGATAAAACAAATTCACAAACATCTACCACCCTGGCTAAAGATAGCTGACATTACAATTAACAACAGAACATCATTTGAATTATCTAATGCTTCTCAGGTAAAGGCATCTTCAACGTCTGGCGACGCTGGTCGTTCAGAAGCACTATCTTTGTTGGTGGTTGATGAGGCAGCACACGTTGAAGGCCTTGACGAGTTGTGGGCAGGTTTATATCCAACTCTATCAACTGGTGGTGCAGCCATTACATTATCAACTCCGAATGGTGTTGGTAATTGGTTTCACAAAACTTATACGGAGGCAGTTGAAGATAAAAATGATTTCAATTATGTGAACTTACCTTGGAACGTCCACCCAAACAGGGACAAGAAATGGTTTGACAAAGAGACCAGAAACATGTCGCCTAGAGAGATTGCACAAGAACTTGAATGTAGTTTTAACGCTTCAGGCGAGACAGTAGTTTCAGGTGATAAGCTTGAACTGCTGTTTGAAGAATCATGTGACCCAGGACACAGGGCTGGCTTTGATAGGAACTATTGGATTTGGGAACAACCATTAGACGGACTTGAATATGTTGTTGTAGGTGATGTTGCTAGAGGTGATGGCAAAGACTACAGTACGGTTCAGGTAATAAGATGCGACACGATGGAACAAGTTGCGGAATACCAAGGCAAGATAACAGCAGATATGTATGCTCCCCTGATAGCGGAAATAGCGGCAGAATATAATAATGCACTACTCGTTATAGAGAACAACAGAGATTATGGTGTTTTGTCTAAGTTAGAGGAGTTAGAGTATCCTAATTTATATTATTCTCTAAAATCAACACATGATTACGTTGATCAACTAGTGGCACAAGCTAAGAACGGCATCGCAGGGTTTACCATGTCCATGAAGACTAGACCGCTAGTTATTGCTAAATTAGAAGAGTTTATTCGTAATGGTGTGATAAAGATCAATTCTGTTAGAACAGCATCTGAGTTGAAAACATTTATTTGGCAAAACGGTAGAGCCCAGGCCATGCGAGGATATAACGATGATCTAGTGATAGCACTAGCGATAGCTTGCTGGGTACAGGGTGTTGCTTTGACAATAAACGATCGTGAGACTAAATATAAAAAGGCTATGCTTACAGGCATATCGGTTTCAGGGAGAACACTAAACACAAACATCCCTGGAATGAGAGGATATAAACAAAACAATAATAATACTGAACAAACAACAACCAATGGTATAAAATACGATATTGGCTGGATATATAAAGGATAGATATGGCTGAAAATAATCCAAGGAATAGACAATCTGCTTTATTCAGACGACTCACGAGGTTGTTTAGTGGACCTATAGTTACTTATAGGTCAGGACAGGTTAAGAAGAACCGTGCTCCAAACTATGAGAAATATACTTTTACGTCGTCTACAGGAAAAGCATTTAAGAAGAAAGAATACTTTAACCCATTTGAGGGCATCTATAGTAAAGTATTAAACACTTCCCACAGAGAATCAAGGTATAATGATTTTGATCAGATGGAGTACACACCAGAGATTGCCTCTACATTAGATGTGTATGCAGATGAGATAAGTACATCATCAGATATCTCACCTATCGTGCAGATCGCATGTATGAACGAAGAAATAAAAATGATTGTTCAAACGCTTTTGTATAGCGTCTTGAATGTAGAATTTAATATGTTCGGCTGGGCAAGAAACATGTGCAAGTATGGTGATTATTATTTGTACATGGATGTGGATGATGAACTAGGCATTACAAATGTTATTCCACTACCCGTCAAAGAAATAGAAAGAATTGAAGGCACGGACCCAACAAATCCAAACTATGTCCAGTACTACTGGCCAGGCGGTGGTGAAAGTGTATCTTTTGAGAACTGGCAGGTAGCGCACTTCCGTATCCTGGGCAATGATAAATATGTCCCATATGGAACATCGGTGCTAGAACCAGCCCGCCGCATCTGGCGTCAGCTTAGTTTGCTTGAAGATGCAATGATTGCTTATCGTGTTGTCCGCTCACCAGAGCGGCGTGTATTTTATATTGATATTGGCAACATGCCACCTAACGAGGTGGAGCAATATATTGAATCGGTCAAGACCCAAATGAAGCGAGCCCAGATTGTTGATGAAGACACAGGTCGGGTAGACTTGCGATATAACGCTATGAGTATTGACGAGGATTATTATATCCCGACTCGTGGCGGACAGTCATCAAGAATTGAAACTTTACCAGGCGGGCAGTTCACAAGTGCTATTGAGGATGTTCAGTATCTTAGAGATAAGTTATTCTCAGCGCTGAAGATTCCAAAAGCATACTTGGCACAGTCTGACAGTATGGAAGATAAAACCACACTGGCCCAGAAAGACATTCGTTTTGCTAGAACCATTCAAAGACTACAACGAGTAATAATCTCAGAGTTAGAAAAGATTGTTGTAGTGCATTTGTATACTTTAGGTTACCGTGGAGAGGATCTTACATCATTTAAGTTATCCCTGAACAACCCATCTAGAATTGCAGAACTACAAGAGCTAGAGCATTTGCGCACTAAGTTTGATATTGCTGGTAATGCAACTGATTCCTACTTCTCAAGACGCTGGGTATACAAAAACATTTTCAAGTTAGATGATCAAGAAATCTCTAGAGTGCAAGAAGAGCAGTTCCAGGACGCTAAGCAGAAAGCTATCGTAGAGAAATCTGCCGAGCTAGCTGTTGGTGAGTATGAAGCTATGGTGGGTGGAACTGCTGGAGAAGCAGGAGAAGCTGGTGATCTCGGTGGAGGCGACGACCTTGGTGGCGGAGACCTCGGAGGTGACCTTGGTGGCGGCGATGATGCGGCTGATGATGCTGGCGACGAAGAAGCTGCCGAGCCTGAAACAGGCGATCTTTTAGCAGAGCCAGGTATGAGAGATGATGGATACCTAACCCCAGGTTCTAAGGGCAAAGTTTACTATCCTGTAAAACATGCAGGCAAAGATAGAAGAAGTAATAGTGGGCCTCGCACAAGATCTTATAGAGCACAAGGTAGCAAGGAAACAAATACCCGTAGATCAAATTTCCCAGGGGCACAAGGTTTAACTACTTTGGGCATCGGGGTAACTGAGGAACTAAATAAAGATGAGAGTCTTTTATTTGAAGGCAAAAATATGGCTGCAAAGGTTAAGAATCTCATAGAGCAATTGGAGAGCAAAGATGGCAACAAGGCACAATAAGAAAAGAAACACTGGTTTTGTGTTTGAAGCGTTAGTTAGAGAAGCTACAAAAGCTATCCTAGCAGAGGATAACAATAAAAAACAAGTGGTAGTTAGCACAATAAAAGAATTCTTTAAGAAGGGAACTGAGCTTAGTAAAGAATTAGAGTGTTACCAAGCCTTGTCAAAAGATAACAACTTGCCCCCACAACTTGGGGAAAAACTTATTTTTGAGGTGAAGAGAAAAGCCGCAGCACTTAACAAGAGGAAACTCACTGAAGAGAAGAACGCACTTATCTCAGAGATAAACAAGAATATTTCTAAAGATGTTTTCAGTAACTTTGTTCCAAATTATAGAGCATTAGCCACAATAGCTCAGATATTTAAGAGTGATACACCAGTTAAAGAGCGTGTGCTTCTAGAGGCTAACATAATACAGAATATAACTGAAGATACCGAAGAACAAAGTACTCCAATGGAGCACATAGATTCTTTGGTTGTCAAGAACTTTATTGAGAAATTTAATACTGCTTATACTGGCTTGCTTTCTGAGCAGCGTCAACTTTTATCAAAGTATGTAACCTCTATCAATGATGGCTATACAGAATTTCAATTTTTTATCAATGAGGAGCTAGAGCGAATCAAAGATGTTGTGACCAGTTCTCTCAGTGATAAAGTTGTCAAGGATGATAATTTTATGCTTGAGGGTATCAATAATGTTCTTGAGAAAATAGAAGAGATGAGAAACATCACAATAGATGAAAAGTTCTTAATGAAAATGCTTAAACTGCAAAAACTAAGTAGCGAAATTCAAAATGACGATTAAAGTAAAGATTACTAACCCTGACGAGCCAACGAATGAAAATGAAGGTGGGCTAGAGGTTACTTACGATCCAAAGAAGCCAGAACAACCAGACCGTGTTGTTCAGCTTAAAATGAGTAAGGCGCTTGACGGTGCGCTACTTATAAAAGATCATGATTATTTTGACATCTTTATAACTCCAGATAAAAAGAGAATCTTGACTGTGCCTAAGATGGGCGTCGGCGAAGGTGTTTATCAGCACCAAAAAACATACCTAGATACCTTGACACGTCGTGGTGTTCTTAAAATTGGCAGCCTGGAAGGCGGTATGGTCAACGGTACGTTACAGTCTCTTTATGAAGAGAACGAAGACGTTAGCACCCTACAAGCGATTTTAGCTGAAACCGAAACATATATGAAGGCCTACAGACTTGAAAACCAATTGGCTAAAGAATATGAAAATTCTATAGAGGATCGTTTTGTCAATCCTGACGATGAGGAAAGCACCGATGCTGGCGAGATACCACCAGAAGAAGAACGTAGAAAATACCAATCAGATATTCCCTACTACACGTATGCTGGTTATGGATATATGTTTTAGATAGAAAGAAAGTAAATTGGATCTTTTATATTTTATTTTGATAGCCTACGGGCTAACACAAGTTTTAGTTTTTGGAGCAATATTTTCAACCATCCGCCCAAAACACCATTTTTTTCACTGTCCCATGTGCGTAGGATTTTGGGTGGGGGTTTTGTTATTGCTCCTAAACCCTTTTACAGAACTATTTACATTTGATGTTTCAGTAGTAAACGCATTCCTTATGGGTTGCTTATCATCTGGAACATCTTATGCGTTATGTATGCTGATATCAGATGGAGGATTTCAACATGAATACGGAACTAAGAGGAACGTGGACACAGAAGTGGAGACTAAGACCAGTCGCCAGGTGTTGCAGGGGTAGTAGTATCGTGCGGGTAACGCCCGCACTCTAAGGAGAAAACAATGACTAAGAAATACGTGCTAAAAGAGTTTATGGACTTGGATTATAACGATGAGCTTCTTACCGAAGAGGAGAGAGAAGGTAATCGTAGGGGAGATCATCTTATTCTAGCAGGTAAGATACAAATGGCAGAGTCTAAGAACGGGAACAATCGTGTTTACCCACGAGGGATTCTAGAGAGAGAAATTAAGAACTATGAGAAATTAGTTCGTGAGCGTCGCTCACTTGGTGAGCTAGATCACCCAGATGAGTCAGTTATCAACTTAAAGAACGCAAGTCATATAATTACCGATGTTTGGTGGGATGGCGACAATGTTATGGGTAAAGTTAAGGTTCTTGACACCCCATCGGGTCAAATTGCCAAACAACTGGTTAAAGGTGGCGTATGTCTTGGTATTTCAAGCCGTGGCCTAGGTTCTACTCGTCAACAGGGCGGGGTCACTATGGTTGAGGACGACTTTCAACTACTTTGCTTTGATTTGGTATCTGAGCCTAGCACGACTGGCGCTTTCTTGGTCGCTGAGAATAAAAAATTAGATGCTCATTTGAATAAATCAGATCGTATTTATCGTGCGATTAATGATGTTTTGGGGGATGAATGAAAAAGAGCGAGCTTAAGAATATTATTAAGCAATGTATTAGAGAAGTTATCTTTGAAGAAGGCTCTCTAACTAAAATCGTTGCTGAAGTAGCACAGGGCATGTCTATTGGGCAGACCACCATACAGGAAAGCAAACCAATAGCCCCTACAGGCAATAACGAGGTTCGTCAAAGAATCATGCAAGAGGTCGGTGGGCGACCTGCAAGACAAGAAACTGATCTAGAAAAGAAATTTAAAGACATGCCATTTTTTGCTGGGACACAACCGATCAGCGAAAATAAAAACCCACAAGGTGATGCAGGGTTAGATATTAGTAATATTCCAGGCATGTCACAATGGGGAAGTGTTTTATCTAAAATAGAGAAAGGAAAATAGATGAAAGGCAGAAGGTTTAATAATAGAAGAAAAAAGAAGATATCAGGTACCATAAAAGTTAGCATTGATGATTATGGAATCAAGGATACTGACTCGTTAGTCCGACGCTTCAATAGAAAAGTTAGAAAAGAAGGCGTCATTGAAGAAATAAGAAATCGTAGATATTTTATTCCTGACTCTATACGCAACGCTGAGAAGAAAAGAAAAAGACAGCGTGTAATAGATAAAGTAAATCGCAAAAGGCAAGAGCTATTAACGTTTGACGATAATAGTTATAAGAGCAAGCGGAGGAAAAAATAATGGCAACCCCAAGAAATAGACGACCAGGCATCGGTAACGTAGGGTCATATCAAGTATCAGGACTACCTCACATAACCAGATCCTTGATGGAGAACACTGATCAGTTGAAGGTATCCTTCCCCTCAGTCACGAAAAATATTCAAATATTTGTGACAGGCGCTAATCCAATCCGAGTAGCATTTGATACTATAGATACCGAAGTTAATACTTTTG